GCAGCTTTACTCGCTTCTTTTGATTTTTTTGCAACCTCCATTGGGTCGAAACCTAACGCGTCAACCACTGCTTTACCACTCTTTCCCATTTGGAGTCTTGCGGCTGCCGCGATAAAGTTTACATCTCTATTGATATTTTCAACCAATCCAACTTGTTGTGTTGCGATGTCTTCCATTGACATCTTTTTAAATTGTTCTCTATATGTTAATAATGTTTCTTTTTGTTTTTCCGATAGTGATTCCAACGCCACAGTTGTTCCACCCATTGCCTCTTGTAAGTTTTTCGGAACCTCAATAACCATCTTACCATCTTTCATTTGAGCAAGATTGGTTAAGAACTCTTTATCTTCATCATTATTAAATGTTAAACCAGCAGCCATTAAATCCGCAGCTGCTGATGACCTTTGAGCCGCTTGTACTGAAAGTTTTGTTAATTCTGAATATGAAATACCCAACTCTTTAGCCATCGCTTGTGCTTTTCTTAAGTTAGCACCTGTTACTTCAAATCTTCCTTGTTCACTATTATATGTTGCTAACGATTCTGCAGCACCGATTAATGCGTCTTGTAAATCTTCAACGTTATTTGTTGAATCATACATCATTTTAATTGGGTCACTGAAACTACCCATTGCACCACCAATAGCTTGAAGGCCCGCAGCCATTGATAATGCGTTTTCAGGGTCCATAACTTTTTCCGCAAGTGTATAAACACTTTGCATATCCATCTTTAACTGTTGTGCTTTTTGAACCATACTATTAAGTCCTTGAACACCGTTTTTAAATCCGAATTGATTTAATTTGTCAATATTCTGAACTAAAGTTGCTGTAGTTGTTTTTGAATTTAAACCGAGTTCTAATGAACCTTTACCGGCTTGTGCAATTGCTTTCATCGCATCATTTGCACCTAATGAAACATCTTGAAACGCTTTCACTGCGTCAGCGGTGTCGTCTAATCTATTAAAAAAGACTCTACCCGTTTCAGTCATACTATTAATAGTTTCGCTATTAACAAGTCTAAATGTTCCGGCGTTATCAATTAGTCGAACCATTGTTTGTTCTAATTCACTAAATGAATACCCCAATCTAACCGCATTTGGATATGCGTCCGTAATTTCACCTCTGAAATCTTCAGAGAGTTGATTAGTCATACCAAGTTTGGTATTAATTTCAGAATGTAAAGATGATTGTTGTTCTAATACGGTATAAATCGAATTTTGAATACCCTTACCGACATTTTCTACCATTTGACTAAAGGTATTCAACTTACCGGTAGATTTATCAATGGCAACCTCGTATAGACCTTTTATACCAATGTTTTCACCTGCAGTTTGTTGTGAGTTTTTTAAACTTGCAGCATCAATCATACTACCAATCATTTGACCCGTATTGTCCATACCTGAACCTGTAGGGGTTGTAGTATCTGCGGATTTGGGATTTGAGGTATCATATAATCGACCAATATCAGATTCAGATGCAGTATCATCAATGGCTCTATACGCCTTAATGAAACCACTTCTGTCTCCTTTGTACCTATTAAGTAAATTGTTTAAATCTTTTGCGGTTACACTAGCCATTTATGTATAAATCTTTCTATATAAATAGATTAATTACTAGATTCCATTTCGAGAATGTAATTAATATAATATCTTCGAACATAAACAGGCATTGAAATTAAATCGGAGTAAGAAAACCCTCGTTTAATTAAAAATAGAATCTCGTCTAATTGTCCTTTCTTATAATCCGTAGAAAGGGCGAAAAAACTCCACCCCGAAGCCGATTTCAACTTCGACTGTCTCTCCTGACGGGGTTGTAATATGTTGTACTAAATCTAAACTTGGTTTATTTTCTAAAATGTATTTACGGAAATCTTGAGAATCTTTGATTGGCATTCTCTCAATAAAATTTCTAATTTGTAATTGGTCTTTAATTCCACCAACAGACTTAATCATCATTTCTAATTGTCTTGTTATAATGGGTGCAACTCCTAAACCATTCCAACTATCTTTAATTTTATCAATATCCTCTTGTTGTTTTTGAGTTAAGAACTTAAATGTAATATCTGTTTTACTTTTTTCTAAATAAAACTTAAATTCACCATTACCATCTTCCTCTAATTTAAAGTCTCTTAGTTTAACTTGTGATAAATCAGCAATGTGACTAAATCTTTCTCCTGTTTTAGGGTCAGTTACTACCATCTTATAGTCAGAACCAAACGCTGTGTTTCTTAAAAACAAAAGAATTGCTTGTCTATCTTCTTCAACTAAATCATCAGTTGAGATGTCTTTATCTAAGACTTTTCTTTTTAGTAGTTCATTGACAACACCATTAGATTGTACTAAATTTGGTGATGCTAAAATATTTTCATCAGCTGCAGTTAGATATGCAATTCTTAATGATTTTTTCTTTGTTGAATAGTGAATACCTCTACTAGGTAACTCAACAACGTCGTACGCAATCGTGGGGTCAACTTTAAATTCTTCCATACCTTAAATTTATACTATAAGTATAAAAAAGTAAAGTTTATATGAAAAAAATAAAGGTCCCTTTTGAGGACCTTTAAGACAGATTTTATGTTTATTAAAATATTAGTATACAAGGATACATCTATCCATTCTCAATGTTGCACTGATATCAGCTAACGCATCTTGGCTATAATCCAATGTACCAAAATCCAAACCTGATAAGAATGTACCTTGAAGAATCCATTTTTCAACCACAACACCTGTTGGGTCTAACATTTCAAGTTCAATATCTTTTTTATATCCAGCAGCATATCCCATACGACCTGTTACAGATTCTGCGTGTAAACGGAACCACTCCATTAATGCTTGTGCAGCTGAAGGACCAATTGGGTCTTTAAATTTAACTGAAATTGATTCCCACTTAAATCTACCCGCAACATATGTTGAAGTATTCAAAAAAGGAATTTCTGTTTCAGCGATAGTTGCTTTAGGTCTTGAAGCCGATGTTACGTACCATTCGTTGATACCCAATGAAGATGGGAATCTTAGGATAAATCGGTTCTGTCTTTTCGGTTCGTAAGGAACCGGCATTTTCATTAATAAATCTGCCATTGTCTATTTGTTAAGTTTTAAATTATTACTTTCCTATAAATATGTGCTATTTGGAAAATAGTTTTTTTTCGTTTATTTATTGTGAGAAGCTTGATTTTCTCATTTTTTTTCTTTATTTTTTCTCTAGGCTCCAGTATAACAATAGAATACACCAGAATAATAACTAGATTAATTAATAATATTTAATAAATACTAGTATATCTGGTTCCAGAATACTGGGTAAATTATAAAAATATTAGTTTTATAAAATTTGGTTCCCCGTGGAACGTTTTCAATTCCACCATAATGGTGTCCATATAAAAAAAGGGGTCCTTTCGGAACCCCTTCTTTATTTTATCTCCTTTTAGATTAGATATTCTCAAATGATGCTCCTGTTGGAGTAATGATGAATTCTACATCAATAAATTCAAGAGAACGAGTTGGTTTGATGTAAATCTTACCTCTCAATGTGTTAGCATCGATGTCCTCAGGGTCACTAGATACTGTTACACGGAAGTCGTAAAGACCTCTTTCTTTCTTTATTGATTCAAGAATTGGGTTAACCAATCTCAAGAATTCTTGTCTTACTTGTTCATCGTTTTGTTCAAACAATAATCTAACAGCAACTGCAGAAATTAATTTTCTTGCTCTTAATAACAATCTTCTTACGTTGATTCTATCAAGTGCTGATTCTCTAACTTGTAACGTTTTGTTACCCCAGATAATAGTACCTGTATCAGAGAATGTTGCAATTGGGTTGATTCTATTTTTGTAAAGTGAATCTCTTTCGTCAAGAGTTAACTTTTTAAACGCTTTAATTGAATTAACCAAACCTCTTGAATAACCTGCTACTGCGAACCAAGGATAAGATACGTTATCAGTCAACGCGATGTTTCTTACAACTTCACCTGTTGGTGGTAAGTATAATTGAGTTGAGTTATCGTTATCTCTAACTTGAATCCAAGGCCAATATGTTGCAGAATAGTTACTATCCAAATTAGCTCCATCTAATAAATCAGTAATCTCATCAGCAGTTGATACGTTTGGTGAGTTAATGATGTAAAGTGAATCCGCTCTATCATTCTCAATAATATCAATTGTTTGAGTTACTAATGAATTGTGGTCATCAAAGTTGATACCTGGTGTTGCGAATATGTTAATATCAACAGCTTCAGGGTTTGAGTATGTTTCGATACCTTTTAAGTACGCGTAGTAATCAGAGTTACCTACTGTTGTACTGAATACACCACTGTTAGTTGTGTGTCCTGATACGTAAGTTCTTTTACCGAAAACATATCCATCACCATTTGTTCTACTACTTCTGTAGATATCCCAACCATCAAATCCACCACATACTGCAAATGTGAATTTACGGAATGATATAGTGTCTAATTTTCCTTTATCAGTACCTTCTAAGTCGTAAGGTGTACAATCGAAAGCTTTACCTGTAATAGTATTACCTGTGATTGCAGATGCGTTTGTTGACAAGTGGAAACCTACGGTTACCGCGTCAGGTGCAACACCTTTATATTTTAATAAATCACTATCAAATCCAATTTGAGATGAAAGACCTAAAGAAACTTTCTTTGGTTTATCACCTTGAGCTGATAATGTTGGTTCACCTGTTAATGAGAAAGAACCTGTTTCGTCACCCGCTTCAAAGAATTGTGTTTTATATTTTACGGCACCTAACACAGATGTTGAAGATGCTAAGTTGTCAGCAACGAATCCTTTGAAACCTGCAGGAATTGCATCTTCAGGATGTTCGTCAGCCATAACTAACATAATATATTTTGAACGTAATTCGTATTCACCGTCTTGAGTACCTACTTTTCTTCCAACATAACCAGGTAATGTTGAGTTCATAGTACATCTTGTAAATTTCTCCAAAACAACCATATTGTCATCACTATCGTTAAAGTCACGAACAAGTATATCAAATTCACCTGTGTCTAAGTCGATATTAAGAAGAGTGATTTTTACTTGATAGTTTGCTGCGTTACCGTCAGAAACTGTGAACACTTGGAAAAGGTCAGAAACTTTAC